GACGTTGCCCAGCGCGCAAACCATTGCATTGTTACGGATTGCTTTCGGAAATTTGAGTTGATCTTCTCGCGCTTTATTTGAAAGATTACCATGCCCCCTAAGAACAAGAAGAAGGGCCTGAAGAAGAAGAAGCAGGGTGGGAATGGGCCAGGGCGTCAAGTGCGCTCTTTGCTCACTACCACCCTGCCGAAGTCTTCACTCAGCATTTCTTCGTACCAGAGTCGTCCCGGTGCTTCAGGCACTGTGTTCCGTGTTACTGGCTGTGAAGTGGTAGCTAAAATCACCACCTCCCTCGGCTACTTTGCGCAGTTTAACACTGTTGTCAACCCCGCCAACTCCATGAGCTTTCCGCGTCTTTCCGCCTTGGCTCTTGTCTTCGAGCGTTATCGTTTCACTCGCCTGACTGCCGTGTACCACACGGCTTGTCCTGCTACTCGTAGTGGGTCGATTGGGCTTTTGATCGACTATGACGTCGATGATTTCATGCCAGCCTCTATGGTTGAACTGGCTGAAAATGAGTCTGGTGCAGTTGGCACTGTTGCTGCAAATTTGTTGGTCGACGGAAAATGGCCGAAAGACGGGACATGGTTCCTGTGTACACCCACCGACTCCCAGTCTGATGAGACCGAGTGGCGACACGCCGGGCGCTTTAGGGTCCTAACTCAGGACTCCATTGCGGCCGACGGTGGCCTGCTCGCTGGGTACGTTTCACTTCACTACGAAGTCGAGTTTCTACGCCCGAAGCCCTTGAGGCCGATAGCGTTTGAGGCTGAGCTACGAGCCGACACCACTATCTCTGGTGCTACACCCACTGTGATCTCGATGAATGCGAGAAAGAGTGTGGGATGGTTTGATTGGTTGAATCAGGCAGCTGCGGTTGACCCACTTTACCCAACCTTGCCGTACTACTCTCAAGTATCCATTCCATCTTCGACCACTATGGTGTCCACCATTGGTTATGATGTCGGGGCTCCGTCACTCGACGGTTGTGATGAGGTGAAGACCCCCCGTGCTGCGATGTCAGGATTGCAGCGCGATCTACCTACAGGCTGGAGCTGGTTGAACCCGGCTTTCTCTCCCTCAAAGCATGAGCGAGAAACGCTGGGCTCAGATCCACGTCACTGTGTTGTTCCGGTTATGCCACATGCTGCGAATGACCACACTGTGAACCTCGTCGCTACCTTGTTGGGCAGTGCTGTTGCTACTGTTGTGTACACACACACTTACAACAGTGCCTTTGCCCTGCAGGTGCGCGATGTCGTCCGCTTTGTGGTTGTTTCCTCGGCTAGGCTGTACTGGTCCATCATCAACACTGGTGCTGAAGGACGCGTCATTGAGTCCGACGGCTCCTTTGTGTCCCATGTGACTGTCACGGAGGTTGACTGAGAAGCTTTCCATTGTCCTAATGGGATGGGTTCCGGAGGG